GAGCACTATTAATTAACTCTTGTACAATCTTCCTTAACGCATCTTCCTTCTCTTCAGTTAGTTCTATCATTTTTTATCCACATTTGCCTCATATTCTCGAGTCTTAATTTAGACTCTGAATGTTTACCATTCTTAGGACCCCATTTCTTAATCTTATTAAAGCAACTACCACAATAAGTCTTATTCGCAATAAACGCTACTTTACCTTCTAATATCCGCTTATTGCAATATTGACATTTATCTTTACTTAGCTTACTTTTCTTCGGGTTCGGCATTATATTCGACTAATTCGCCTAGCTTATCTAACATACAAGCTTCTCCAGTATAAATACTCTTCCCTCTACTGTCTTGACATGTATGAACCGCTATGTAGTCTCTAACCTCAGCTTCCAATAAGCTAGTAGTCATAAATCCGACTCTTTTACTTATCTCTTTATCTGTTAGTTTGTTTCTTTCGTAATTTGGCATATTTAGTACCTCCTTTCACTCTTCTTTTCTTCTTAACTTTTTTCGTATAGTGTATATCTAGCTCTTGTTCGAAGAACTGTATAAACTTAATCTTCTCTAATGCCTCATCCCTTGATTTGGCGAACCCTTCACGGATAAACATATTAGCCTTTTCGTAATACCGTTTCCTTTTGTTCAATTGGTATAGGACAACCATATCTTTACTCATAAACCGGGCTAAAGGTATTTCCTCTATAACGGTATCACAAATTAAGCATATTTTTCTTAACCCATTCCTTACACTACCAGCTATTCTTAAAGCCGAATGTGTACATGTTTTATCTGCCATTAGTCACCCATTACGCTTAGCCACCATTTTTTGATGTATGCGTAAATAAGTCCTGCCGTCATTATCCATACTGGGAATAGGAATATTCCTACTAGACCAGTGATTATAATACACGACATAGTAAAAGATTTAGCTAAGTGAATTTCTATAGCTCTTTTACCTGCACTGTTAATACCTAATATTGTTGGTTCTTGTTTAGTCATTTATCCTCCTTATAGTAATCTGTACTACATCATCTGCTTTCCAAATTCTAAATATCATTCCGTTCCTTTTCATAAACTTTAGTTTAGTCATTTTTTTCCTCCATATGTCGTTTACATTCGATACAACAATCTTCTACTGTATAGTTATCCATTTCTGATTCTCTGACTTTAACCGTTACCATTTCATTATATCCTACCATCCTGTCACAAAACTGACATAACACAGAACTACACTCTTCTATAGAATCTACCATCGTGTTACACCTCCGGTTTCTAAACTTAGTATTTTATCTTCTTTCCATTGTTCGCCGTATACCTCATCATTAGAGATGCAATTACATTCAGTCCTAATTTCAGTACATACGTTACACATTTCGCTATAGTTACTCATTTTTAACTCCATAAATCTTATCTAAGATTCTGCCATACTTTCTTCCTATAATCCAACCACATTTCTTGGATTGAATTTCTACAAGTTCAGCAATTAAATTCAATTCTTCCTTTTCAAATTCATTTTTCATTTCTTTTTTTTATCCCGAAATCTTCAGGCTCTCGAAGTCCTTTAATCTCTTAATAATATAAGGTATTCCTCATTTATAAACCTTTCTATACTGGACTATCTATATTTTCCTTTATAAACCTTCCTTTAATTATATAATTAATAAAATATCCTTTATATACTATTTCATATTACATAATATATAATGGCAAGACCAACTCAAGGTGAAAAGAAGGTGAATAAATCTGTGACTGTTTATAAGTCACAGGCTTTATTTTTATCAGAACACAAAAATATAGAGTTCTCTATATTAGTTAGAGAATTATTGGGAGATTTTATACTTAGATATAAGCGAATGCAAGGAGGTATTATATATGGTAAAAAGACAATTAACAGACAGTGAAAAGAAATTAGTTAACGGTTCTCTAGTAACTTTAAACTTAGAAATGAATTGGTTAAGCGCTCAGAACGAACTTAACGACTTGCAAATCAATACGTTATTAGAATTAAACTATAAGAGAACACTAGCTAACTTTAAACATCAAATAGTTAGTAACAATGGTCATATCGACGAACACAAGAATGCTATTAAAATTTTAAATGACCAATTAGCAAATGGAGTAGAGGTAAAAGAAGAAGTAAAAGAGGAGGTTAATAATGGACAAAACACTGAAGAAAGTAATTAAGTATAGTAAATCCCAAACCCCAGTAGAAGTGGTTTGGCTAGATATTACCGGAGAGATAGGAAAATCCAAAAATGAGATAGACAATATACATGATTTGGAAGAGTTATTATGCCAATGTAGTACATTTGGAATAATTTATAAATACGACAAGAATTGTATAGTATTGGCATCAGAGATGAGCGATTCTCAGGTGGATTGCGCTACGATTCCTATTGCGGTGATTAAGGAAATCAAATTGATTTCAAATAAGAAATGGGTAAAACACGTTTATATAGAAAAAAGGAGGAAAAAAGATGATAGATAAAATTTGGAGTAAATTACCAGTAAGAATATTAGTTTGGGCGTTAGCAGTAGGCTTAACAGTCGACGCTCTTGTTAAAACAGTTAACCTATTTTTAGGTTTAGCTGGATTAATTTAGTATGTATATATTTATAACTAAAAGGAGGTATAAATGGCAGAAAATAATTTAATTAGAAATGCAACAGTTGATGAAAAGAAAGAATTCGTAGAGTTAACTGGCAAAAGAAATTATGTAGATAAAGTTATTGATTTAATAACTAAAGAACAACAAAAATTTGTTATATTACATAAACCTTTTTGTGCCAGATGCGCGCGATTGGATTTTGAAGACAATATTGCAAAAGTACAGAAAACACAGAATGAAAATGTAAATCCGACTCAAGAAGATTTACAAGTAGAAGTTCCGAATATGTCTGATTATTCTAAAGCTAGTCGCTTTGAATTGATAGACGTAAATCCGGTTTTTGAAGATAAACTTATCGATGGTATGAGAGCGTCTACGGAAACTGGCAAATGGGATAACTACAAATGTAAAAATAGAGGATGTGGTTTGTCTGTATTCGTTCCTAAACTAGCTGAAAAGAAGTAATGGAACAAGAAGACTATTCCGTAGAGTATAAGTGTGACAATTGTTCAAATATTAGTTTCCACACAATACCTAAAGGAATAAAAGTAAGAAGTTTTTTATATAAGACAGTTTGCAAAGAATGCGATTGTGATTTAGTAAAAAAGAGAATAAAATGGGAATCGAAGAAGAAAAAAGAGTATCTGAAAGAGTAAAAGATATTCTTAAACCTAAAGGTACAGTAACTTGCCCTAGTTGTAAAGACTGTACTCTTAGATGTCCTTACCGCAAACATCTTGTAGAACAAGATGAATATGCGACTTGCCTTATTCCTCTAGTAAGAGAGAAGGCATTAAAGGATAAGTCTCCTATTTTAATGCTAGACGGTGAAACGGTAGTAATGTACGGCCAGGAAGTTTTAACGCTAATGATGGATGCGTTAAGAACAAGTAGGAACATCCATATGGCTGGAAACATCTTAGACAAGTTGATTAAACTTCAACAGGCATTCTTCCCGGCAACGCAGAAGAATATTAATATGAATGTCGAAGTATTCGACAAACAATTAGTAGAGTGGCGTAAAACACGTCAAGGTTTAGTTGAAATGGATTTAGATAGAGCTAAGAATTTAGCGAAAGAGAAATCAGACGCTATATTAGCGGAAGGTACAGATGCTGAATAGACAAAACGAAGAGATATTAGATTTTTGTGAGTTTTGGTTTAACTTCAAACCTCACTTTTATCAGAAAGATTTTTTAACCGCCTGTATTCGTGAAACTAGGATAGCAGGTAAATGGTGTAGACAGTCTGGGAAGTCTCATTCGGTTGCAGCATACGTCTTATACAAGTGTTTGACTAGTAATCATAGTTTCGTTATCACAGCACCCTCACAAAGTCAGTCTACCGAGTTATATAATAAGATTAAAGACTTTATCAATAGTAACCCTTTAATTGGGGAACAGTTGACTAAAGATACAGCTTCAGAAATGAGATTTAAGACAGGTGCACGAGTTGTTGCATTACCTTGTGGACCTGAAGGTAAGACCATCAGAGGACATACTGGAGATACAGTTATTATAGAGGAGGCAGAAGGTGTTAAAGACAGTATTGTTAATGGGGTTATTGTCCCTATGATTGCTTCCAAAAAAGGTAAAGGTCAGATAATTAAAATTGGAACACCTTTAACCAAAAATCACTTTTTCCACTCATGTTTAGAAGATAAAAGATATAGAGTTATTAATGTTGACTGGAAAGATGCAGTAGCGGCAGGTCAATATTCACAAGACTTCATAGATGAACAGAGAGAGAACTTATTGGACGTCGAATTTCAGTCAGAATATTGTGCTAACTTTGCCGATGACTCCCTAAGTTTCTTCCCTTTAAGTCTAATTAATAGATGTACGGAGAATTACGAATTACTTAGTATTATATAATTTAAAAATAATCATTTATAAAATGGAAACGACTAATATAAACAAGACACGAAAACCACGAGGTTATTGTATTTTATGTGGTAAACGAACTTGTCATCAAGAAGAGGACGGATTCACGTGTGTTATATGCTCAATGGGATTAGAAGACAAAATACAGGCAAAAGATAAAAGAATTCTAAGTATAGTTAAGAAGTCTGGACTAGGCTCCAAAGAGTTAGGTTTGCTTCTAAATCAGCCTAAACAATTTAATTCTAAAAAGGTATACGACCATTCAGTTAAAGGTAAGGTTAAAATCGGTATTATATCAGATACTCATATTGGACATGCGGCTTTTGACGAAGCTCTATTCAAATACTCTGCCGAGATATTCAAAAAGGAAGGAGTTCAAAACGTTTATCATTCAGGTGATATTTTAGAAGGTATGTCCGGAAGAGAAGGACACGTTTATGAGTTAGATAAATTAGGATTCAAACAACAGATAGATTACGCTGAAAAGTTATTTAAGAAACACTACAAAGGTCTAAATGTTTTCGGTATTACTGGGAATCATGACCATTGGTATAAGAATAAGAACAATGCCGGTATCAATGTTGGTGAAGCGTTACAATCAAGAGTTCCTAACTTTACTTACTTAGGTGAAAACGAAGCTTTAGTCAAATTAGGACATAAAACTAATATGTTATTATTCCATGCTAATGATGGGACCGCTTACGCTACAAGTTACAAACTACAAAAGTTAATTGAGTCTTTTACCGGTGGTGAAAAACCTAATGTTGTAGTAGAAGGACATTATCATAAGGCGATGTATATGTTTAATAGAAATGTTCATGGTGTTGAAGCAGGTACGCTTTGTAGTCAGACACCTTTTATGAGAGGAAAAAAGATTCCCGCGCATAAGGGCTTCTGGGTTTTAGAAATGGATATAGGTCAAAAGGGTATTAAGAAATTCTCTCCACACTTTTTTCCTGCATACGACTAAAATGGTGATGAAAGGTAATATTCCGTGGAATAAAGATAAAAATCATCCTAAATATGAATTGTATTTAGAAACTATTAAAAAGAAAAGCTCTAAAAGCTGGTTTAAAAAAGGACAAGTTGCTTGGAACAAAGGAATGACCAAAGAGTCTCATCCTGAATTAATTACTTATGGTCTGTGTGGAGACAAGAACCCATCAAAACGCCCAGAAGTTAGAAAAAAGATGAGCGAGTCTGCAATAAAGAAGATAATAAAAAATCCAGAATTACATCCTAATAGAATGATGGCTAACAAGGGTAAAGTATCTAAACCACAAATACAGTTATATAATATTATCGAATTCTTATATGGAAATAAACACCTAGAGTCGAATTTTTATATCAAATGTGAAAAAAGTAGGAGATTTGGCGACGTGGTCTTAACAGATAAAAAAATTGTATTTGAATTTAATGGGAGTTATTGGCATATCGATGAAGCTGCTGATTTGTCTAGAAAACTAGAAATAGAAGAACAAGGATATGAAGTTATTTTTCTAGATGAAATACGATTAAAAGAATTACAAAATGTGTTTGCTGATGTACCAAAACACATTCTTGATTTAAATAGGAGGATATAGAATGTTACACGAAACACGACATGATAAGGCTACATATAGTTTGGGCGTCGATCCAGCAAGATTTCGGCAATGATGCTTCAGCTTTTGTTATTCTAGAGAAAAAAGATTATGAAAATAAAGTTAAACTGTTATGGTTCGATGAAACGACTAAAAAAGAGTTAACAGATACTATCGGGAGAGTTATTTATTTGGACGGTCTATTTAATTTTAAACATATATTTGTAGATGAAACAGGTTTGGGTGCGGGATTAGCAGATGTTCTAAAAGAAAAATTAGGCGGTAAAATTAGAGGAATAACGTTTACTATGAAGTCAAAACAGGATATGTTCAACAATTTAAAACTATTATTAGAGCAACAGAAACTTCAAATTCCTGCACACAAGAAATTAATTTATCAAATGTTAGCAATAGAGTACGAAAGAAAGTCAGATGGAAATATGAAAATATTTCATCAAGATAATAAACACGATGATATTGTTGCAGCATTGTGTCTTGCTGCATTGGAATTTCGAGTAGGACAGAAAACAAGAGGTAAATATGTTATATGTTAGATTATATAATCAAAAAATATTCATTTAAAAACATAATAACATATAATATAATTAGTTAATCATGGCACTGAAAGACGTATTTAATATTTTTAAAACTAATGAATCTAAGAAGGTTAGTTCTGGAGCAAAGATTTATCAGGCACCTGGTGAAGTAGTCACTAAACTGAACGAACAGTTTAAATCTTTAGTGACTCCTAATGAGTTCAAAAAATTTCTTAGAAAAAATGATATAGGTGTTCCTCATATTTTTGATTTCAATACAGCTGAAAATCTTTATAAAAAGTATGGATTAATTACAGCAATTACAGATAAAATAGTCGACTTTACATTAGGTCCTGGTATTTCTATTAGATGTGAAGACGAAAGAGGAAGTGAAATATTAAATACTTTTATTGATGATTCTAGTTTAAATTTAAAACTTAGACCTGCCTTAAAAGATGGAATTCTTAAAGGAGCAGGGTTTATGGAAGTAGCAGAAGAAAAGAAAAATGTATTAATTAAACCTATTAATGCTAACAGTATGTATGTTAATAGAAATGATGTAGGTGAAGTAAAGGGGTTCAACCAATACTTTGGTTCTACTGTAAAATCAAGTTTTGATGCAGACAAAGTTAATCCATTTAAACCTGAACAAATAATGCAAATTAATATTAATCAAGTAGGCGATTCAGCTTACGGTGTTGGTAATGTTTATCCTGGAATGGAAATTATTAACAACTTTTTATCTTCTCAGAAATCTTTACATACATTGATGCATAGAAAAGCTGGAGCACCTATTCATGTAAAGATAGGAGATACAGCAACTGAAGATATTCCTTCAGATGACGACATAACAAGCTTCGGAAAAACATTACAAGTGATGAATGAGAAAACTGAATGGGTAACAGGTCCTAATGTGGAAATGAAACCTTTAGATTTCGGTAATGTTGGACAAAGGTTCGAAGCAATTTTAGATAATGATTTCCTATTAATTTCTTATGCCTTCCAAGTGCCGGAAGTATTAATGGGGAAAGGAAATATTCCTGAAGGACTAGCTAAAGTTCAGATGGACGGTTTCGAAAGAAAGATTACTTCGTTACAAGAAGAAATTGGATATTCTTTAAAGAGAAAAATATTCGATAGAGTTCTAAAGTTAAACAACTTAGATTTAAAATACAAAATTGTTTGGGGACAACCTTCTCAAGAAGATAAATTAGAAAGAATAGGAAAACTAAAAGATGTTTTATCTGTTGCGACTTTAAGCAAAGGACTACATACTGCTGTTGAAAAAGATATAGCACAAACTATGGATTATGATGAACTAGAGATAGAACAAATTAACTTGGAAACAGAAGAAGAAAGAAAAGAAGTTCAAGCAGTTGAGTTAGGTCAGAAAGTAG